CTCATTCTTTCTTTGTATTCTTCAGTATGTTTTTTTCCATAAAAACTACCCTTTTCTCCTAATTGAGATTGTCGCATTTTTTCTATTACCCAATCAGGACGTTTTTTGCCTAAATTGTTTTCTCTTTGTTTTTGTTTATATGATTCAGGCTTTGGTTTACCTTTTCTCTGTTCAGACATTTTCTTTTTAGATTCTTCTGAATGTTTAGAACCATTGCCGCCTTCTTTCAGATTATAACCATTTTCGATTGTTTTAAACAGTTTGATTGCTACTTTTTCTCTATTATCTAATTCTTCTTTGTTACTAGCTTTACAAATACATGTAATTGTAAAATTTTCACGGCCATGCTTATTTATAGCCCTGCTTATAACCATCGAATTTTTTTTTATTTTTTTTGAAGAAAAAACATGACTTGCCCATCTATCTTCAATAGTTCTAGTAGTTTGGCCTATATAGGCCTTACTATTAATTTTACAGACAATCTTATATATATAACCGTAATATTTCATAGTTAATAAAGATTGTGAGAGATTGTGTCCCTTTATCAGGCAGATGTAATACTAAAAACAGCAGTTGAACTAGCATTGGAAGACATGCGTAAATCGCCTTGGCTTCTGGATGATATCTTTTCTGATTTCACAAAAAATCCTTATTTGAAAAAGAAGTATCAAACCCAAATACAGAACGTTAAGGATTGGTTTGCTAATAACAAAATCTATGTTGAAATGGGATATGTAACCGATGGAGTGCAGCTTCCTCGTATTTCTATCGTTTTAGGTGACCAAAAAGAAAATGAGTCTATGAAGACTATGGGCGATGCGTCTGTAGATTCTATAATGCTTCTTCCTACTACTATCGATAAGCCTATACCTTTTATTGTTAAGGCGTTTACTCCTGTTTCTTATGATGCTCCATCTGGTGCCTTGGAAGTTCCAGCCGATCTAAAAAATTTCAATAAAGTAGTAAGTGGCCAAATTGTTGTAAATGTTTCTACTGGCCAAGGCTTCCCTATTGATGACATAATGGGCGACTTGATCATGTTGGTTCCTGGTTCCGTAATTGGTTCTGGCCAATTAGCCATTGTGCCAAAGTTTGGCTACTATGAAGCCCAGGTTGAACATACTTGGCTTAATTCGAGTTATCAAATTATTTGTACAGCTATGGGCGATGCTCAAACTTTGATTTGGCTTCACGATATAGTTTTGTACGGTCTTTTTAGATATAGAGCTGGACTTATTGAAGACCTTGGTCTGTATGAGTCTTTGATTAATAGTGGTCCCTTAACTAGTAATTCTGATATGACCGACAATGGCCAAATTGCTTGGGAACGTACTATTACTATTTCAGGCAAGACTGAGGCTACTTTTATCAAAGCGCCCCATAGATTAGTTGAAGATGCTGAAATGATTGATAATAATCCTGATAATTCTTGCTGCCCACCTGAAACTGGCTGGGTAGGCGGAATTAAAATCCTGTCAACAAGTGAACCTTTAACTAATGCAGAAGAACAAGACAGTCTTTGGTATCCAATTGAGGATGGCAATTAAGAGTTTTTTATTAAATAGTCTTTAGCATTATCTAATAAAATTAAATTGTCTTGAAATAAACCAATAGCTTTATTATGAAAATGACAAAGTAATCCTCTAACCTTACCAGTTTTGTGACAATGATCTACTTCTAAAGATTTTTCAAATTCTGATTGATGGCGATTACAAATAGCACAGCATCCGTTCTGTTGAGCAAACAATTGATCAAAGTTAGCTAATGCCTGTTCTCCATTACAATTTGGCCAAAACTTTTTAAGCTGTTGACCTCTTGATATTCTTTTATATTTAGCAGTCTTGCTGCGTTCTTTTACTGCTTGTTTTATTTCAGGAATTTCTCTACGCTTTTTTGCTACTTCCTTGTATTCGATAGTATTAGTAAGTTCTTTTCTACGTTGTATTGCGGAAGGAGTTGCTCTCCATTTTTTAAGCTTTTCTCTTCTTTTAGGTGTTTTAGCGCGTTCTCTTTCTTTTTGTTTATATTCAGGAGTTTCACGCCGCTCTTTTTGACATTTTTTGCACCACCATTGCAATTTGTCTGGAGCTGTATTGTTTTTACTAAATTCATGTAATTGTTGGGGATTTTGCTGTTTACAGCTTTTATTGGAACAGTTTTTCATAAAAAGGGCCTTCTTCTTCAGTTTAATCCATTGCGGGTCAAACTGTCTTTGCAAAGAAGAAGACCCTATACGTAAAGATTACCGTTATTTAAAGGAATTGTCAAGTTAAATAAGTATCTTGCAATCTTTACTTATATGCAACCGATCAAGCTAAAGCTCGGCTCTTTACCAAAGCCTCCACAACCGCAGCTTACCCCCGTTCCGGGTGCGCCAGCGCCCTTACAGCCTGTAAATAGCGTTAGGCCAACTGCGGTGGGAAGTCAAGCTACCGTAAAGAGTCCTAAACCTAAGAAACCAGGCGATGGAATGGCTAAAAGTGACGCTCCAAGTAATGGAATTTCAAAGCTTAAAATGTTTATAGATGGACGAGCTAGTAAAAAAAATCAAGTTCAAAAATAATATCTTTAGTAAAATTAGATAGTTAGTTCGTTTTTTGATGTTAAAACGAATCTTTAGATAAGGTAATCACGAGGTTTAAAATGGCTCTCGACAAACAAATCAGCCCAAAAGAAGCAGGAATCGCTGTTCTTAAAAAGTTTTGCGAATTGCTGATTAAAGCTGAAAAAGATAAAAGCATGAAAAAGTCTGAAAAGCTTGAAAAAGACGAAAGCGCTCCTGCTCCCACGGTAGGCGATACTGCTACTGCTGGCGGTACTAAGACGATTAATAGCCAAATCGGATTTCCTTTTGGTAAAGCTGAAAATCATCCTGAATGGGAAGCTAAAAGAATTAATCTGAGAGATGCGAAGGGAATTGCTGAACATAAGAAAAAAGCTGCTTATGAAAAATTAGCAGGCCCAATGGATTATAAGCAATTTGAAAATCATTTGATGTTTAAAAAGCCTGAAGAATATTCTGCTCCAAAAGGTAAGAAGCACCAGGATAATTTGAAAGATTTTCATATAGCTCATGAAGAGCATAAAAATGCGATTAAGGCTTATAAAGATCATATTTCAAGTGATAATTCTGGAATGCACAAATCTGAACCCATGAATATGGCTATGTCTATGAACGAAAAACAAGAAGGTTCGCAAGAACAAAATCCTAGTGTTCATCCTGACCATACCAAAGGTCATTATAAATTGGCTAAATTTGTAGGTCGTGTTGAAGGCAAAAAAGCCGCTAAAGGAATGAATCAAGATAGTGGCAATGATACCCCTACCCAATCTGTAGATAACGTTGGTCCTACCAAGAATGATTTGGATAAGGGTGAAGGTTTGACTAGCAAACCCGATGCTGCTGGAAAACATGGATTGCCTAATAAAAATGTTAAAGGCGTTCATCAGCCACATGTTAATAGTGTAGCCAATAATCCTGGTGGATCTGCTGCTGGATTTCAAGCAGAAATGGCTGCAAAAGGATTACATCCTAAAGAAAATGCTAGAGAAATGCATTCTAAGAAACTAGATGAACAAAAAGCAATGAAGAAGCCCAATCTTCCAAAGTAATTTATGGCTAAACAAGATAAAAAAGAAGAAGTAGAAATGACAGCCGAAGAAGCCAAAGCTGCTCGCGCTGCTAAACATGCTGCTCTTCCTAAAAAGACCTCTGAGCAAGAAAAACGTGAAGCTTTCCGTTTGTATTGGGCTCAAGAGAAACATAAGTATGGTAAAGAAAAGAATTTGGAACCAGTACTTTGGGTCCACCTTTTAGCAATGAATATGGAATCGCCTGATATGTTTGAAAAGGGCATTGCACATTTTGGGCTTAAGAAAATTATTTAAAAAAGTTTAAGTATTATAAGGAGATAGAAAATGGCTCAGCAAATTACTACCGCTCAACAAGGTACCCTCATCATCCCCGATGCGTATCCTGTAATTAACGTTCAAAGTACTCCTGTTGGCATCGCTGTTGATGGGAATATCGTGATTATCGGTGAAGCTGACGGCGGCGCTGATTTTCGCTCGCAACCTCTTAAAAATGTATACTTCACCCCTGATCAAGCTGATCTGGTGCAACAACTGTACATTAGCGGTCCTATCGTAGATGCTTTCCGCGCTTATGCGGCTCCTTCTAATGATCCTGATATCGTTGGTTCTGCTAACCGTATCTATATTGCCAAAACGAATCCTGGCCAACAAGCTCAATCTGTAATCGATACTAACTATGGTATCTTCAGAGATTCCAATTATGGGCAGTTCGGTAATAGCTATCGTTATCAAAATACTTCTATTGCTGCAGAAGTAGCTCCTGTTCTTACTAGCAACGTTATCGCTGCTTTTGGCGCTCCTCTTAATGCTCTTAGCTTCAGTGTTCGCTTGAATGGTAGCGCTGCTACCGTTGTTACCTTGAGCAGCACTGCTACTGATCACAATAGCGCCGCTACCTTGGCTGTTGAACTTAATGCTCAACTTCCTGTTGGCTTGGTCGCTTCTGCTGGACTTGTTTCTGGAACTATCGTACTGACGGTTTCTCCTGATTCTGCTGCTTACCGTAAATCTTGGGGCAAAAGCTTTGAGCTTATCGATAGCACTCCTGGTGACTTGGCCGCTCTTGGTCTCGTTGCTGGACTTGAAGTGTCTGCTCAAGAACCCGCTATCGAAGTACAACTCAATAACTCTTTGAACGGTTTGAACAAAACCATCAATGTGTATGCTGATGTTGCTATGAACATGGGTTATTTTGGAACTACCGCTACGGTAACTGTTAACCAAACAACGCAAGTTCTTACTACCACTGTTGTTGGCGGTGCTGGCGTGGGTCTTACTATCGATCTGACTCAGTATAAAACACTTGCTGATCTTGTAACTTTTATCGCTGCTCAGCCTGGTTATAGCGCTTCTGTGAATCCTGCTTCGCAACAATTGCCTCCTTCGGCTCTTGATAGCCAATCTGCTATTCCCTTTGCTAGTTCGGAAGCTGGGGTTCAACCTGGTCGTCTGAAAAAAGCTATGGCTAACTTTGTTAAAGCATTGGGTGGCCAAAAAATCGTATTCGTTCCTACTGCTAGCTCTGGTCTGCCTAATCCTATGGTTAATGCGGCCTTCCTTAGCGGTGGTGCTCGTGGCCCTACTCTGGCTGCCGATGTTGCTGACGCTGTTGCTGCTTGCGCCGGTATCACCATTAATATGATGGTTCCTCTCTTTTCTCGCGATGCCTCTTTGGATATCGCTGATGGAATAACCAATTCTGCTTCTACCTATACTATCGATGCAGTGCATGCTCTTGTTAAAAACCATTGCCTTGAATACAGCACTCCCCAACTGAAACGCAACCGTATTGGTTTCCTTTCTTTCATGGGAAGCTATTCTCAAGCCAAACAAAAAGCTCAAACTGCTGGAAGTTACCGTTTGTCGATGGCTTTCCAACAAGCTTCACAACTTGATTCCCAAGGCAATGTTAAAATGATGCAGCCTTGGCTGGGAAGCGTGATTGCTTCTGGAATGCAAGCCGCTGGCTTCTATAAATCTATTTGCAATAAAGCTGGAAACGTTATCAGCTTTATCGACCCTGCTGGTTATGATTCTGGTAGCCCTGGTGATGTGGAAGATGCTCTTGAAGCCGGTCTTTTGATTTTTGCCCAAGATGCTACTCGTAATTACTTTGTTAGCGATCAAACTACTTATGGTTTTGATAATAACAACGTGTTTAACTCTATCCAAGCCGTATACCTTAGTGATGTATTAGCCCTTGACCTTTCGAACTCTCTCAAGCTTGAGTATGTTGGTAAATCATTCGCTGATGTAAATGAAGCTAGCGTAGAAGCTTTCATTGCTAAAAAAATGGCTCAATATAAAGCACAACACGCTATCGTGGGAACTACGAAGACTCCTTTGGGTTATAAAAATCTCAAAGTTAGCATTCAAGCTCCTGCTTTGTTTGTTAACGTAGAAATCGTAATTGCTTCTGCTATCTACTTTATCCCTTTGACGATTAATGTAGACACTGCAGGTAATGATTAATAAATAAAGAAAGTTTAAGGAGAAAAGTATATGGCTTCTAAAGTGCTTACTGGCAATAGAGCAAAAGTGTATGTGGATGGAAAATTAGCTGGAATTTTTGATCAATGCAATTATTCTACTGCTATTTCGAGTGAAGATATTTTCATTCTTGGCGCTAGTTCGGCGCGAGAAATTGCAATCACGGCGCAAGAAATTGTGAACCTTAACTGTTCTGGATTCAGAGTGGTCGGCAATGGAGTTTTTATTCTACCAAAATTTCCTAAGTTAGCTGACCTTATGTCATTCCAATCTTTCACTGTAGTAATTCAAGATCGCGCTACTGGTGCCAACGTGATGACTGTTCTTGGCTGTGTTCCTAACACTCGCGGCGAGAATTTTTCTGCTAAACAGACTTCCAAGATCCAAGTTTCATATAAAGGCATCCGTAGTTTCGACGAAAGTGGAGATTCTGATGAATCGGACGCTGCCGATCTTCCTTAATTATATTCAATAGTTATAAATATAACTTCAAATTTTTAAGTATTTTAATTAAATATAATATAAATTAATTAAAATACTTGACAACTGATACCCTTATAAGACATAATCTTATATTATATGGGTAAAAAATTATCAAAAGAACAAATTGAAGCCATTCTTTCAAAAGATGGTTATGTAATGATTGGGCCTTACGTAAATTCTGTTACGAAGG